AATGCGGTAACGATGCTCTCGGCACCGGCCGAGCGGGCCACGGCGTCGCTCCTTCCCGGGAAGAACGGCGTGGCGTACGGCGAGGCGGGGCGGATGCTCGCCGGCTACCTGGACGGCCTCGCGGATGCCTTTACCATCGCGGCCAAGTCGTTCCGTGAGGACCTGCCACAATTCGGCGGCGCGAAGCTGGACATCCGCCAGAAGGCGATCTCTGCCGAGAACTTCAACCTCACCGGGTCGTGGGGGAAGGCCGTGGACTACCTCGGCACGGCGGTCCGCCTTCCTGGCCGCGTGCTCATGACAGAGGACGAGTTCTTCAAGGCCGTGTCGTACCGCGGCGAACTCTACGCGCTTGCCCACCGTGAGGCGACGCAGGAAGCGGCGTCCCGCGGCCTTCGAGGGCAAGCCTTCAAGGACTTCGTCCGCGCGGAGCGGGATGCGATGATCGCGGACCCCTCCAAGCGGTCGTTTGACCTGGACGCGGCGGCGAAGGACTTTGCCACCTACGTTACCTTCACGAAGGAACTTGGCGAGGTGGGCAAGCACATCCAGGGCATCTCACAGCACCCGCTCGGGCGCTTGGTGATGCCGTTCGTTCGCACCCCACTGAACATTTTCAAGTACGCGGGAGAGCGCACGCCGTTTGCCCTTCTCTCGTCCGCCGTGTTGAGGGATATTGAGGCCGGCGGTGCCACCCGCGACCTTGCCCTGGCGAAGATTGGGCTGGGTAGTGGCGTCATGGCGATCACTGCAACGCTCGCGGCGTCCGGGGTTATCACCGGGGCGGGGCCGGAAAAGCCCGAGGTGCGCCGTCTGTGGATGACGGGCGGTAAAATGCCCTACTCGGTAAACCTCGACGGGGTAGGCCGCTTACTGGCAGGGGGGGACGTAAAGCCGCAGGAAGGGGACCAGTGGGTTTCCTACAGCCGCTTCGACCCCTTCGGCATGGTGTTCGGCCTCGGCGCGGACTTCGCGGCCCTGAGCGGGCACCTCAAGGACGAGGACGCGAACGAACTCGCGGCTCGCGCGGCTCTCGCAGTGGCGCGGAACATGACCTCGAAGACGTATATTAAGGGCGTGTCGGAAATGCTCTACGCCCTTGCAGACCCTCTTCACGAAGGGGGCAAGCCGATCCGCAACTTTGCCCGCTCCATCGTGCCGGCCATCGTGCGACAGGTAGAACAGGCAGTGGACCCGACGGTGCGGGAAACGTACGACATGATCGACATCCTCCGCGCACAAATCCCCGGCTTGTCGAAGGACCTGCCACCGACCCGCAACTTCTGGGGCGAGCCTATCGTGCTAGAGGGCGGGCTCGGCCCTGACATTGTGTCCCCGTTCTTTACGAGCACGGAGTTGGCCGATCCGGTCGTGGATGAGTTGGTAAAGATTGGGGTGCCCGTCGAACCGCCGAGTGATACCATTGACGGTGTCAAGCTTACCCCGGAGCAGTATGATCGGTATCGGGAACTGTTTGGGAAGGGAAAGTTCTACAACGAGCAAACCCTGCACAAGAACCTGAACGAGTTGTTCACAGAGGACCCGCTCTACACCTCCCTCGGCGAGGAAGCGCGGAGGGAAAAGGACGGGCTGGCGTGGGCGCTGGTGCGGGATCGCGTGCGAGGGTACCGGGATTCCGCGCGGGAACAGTTGATTCGGGAGTTTCCTGAACTGGAAGACAAACTGAACCTGCGGTTGCAGGAGAAGATTCGCAACCGGATGCCGGGTTCTGTTAAGATGGAGGTGCAGTAACCATGTCGCTTGGGTCCTCGACGAACAGGAAGGTCTACACGACGGATGGGGCAACAACGATCTGGGCGTTCCCGTACCTGTTCTACGACAACAGCCATTTGCAGGTATACGTTGACGGGGCGCTCCAAGTTGGCGGGTATACCGTTTCCGGTGCGGGGGACTCGGCCGGCGGGTCGGTTACGATCACGCCCGCGCTGGCCGCGTCGAAGCAGCTTTTGATCCTCCGCGTCGTGCCCGAAACACAGGGGACCGTCCTTGGCGCAACCGGCCCGTTCCCGGCGAAGACCGTCGAGAAGTCGCTCGATCTCGGGATCATGGTGTCTCAACAGTACAGCGAGCGCATCGGCCGTGCCTTGAAAATCCCGGCAACCTCGACGCTTGTGGACCCGGCCATGCCCGATCCGGCGCTCGCGGCGAACGCGGGGAAGATTGTGCGCGTGCGCGCAGACCTGTTGGGGTATGAATACGTGGCGTTGTCAATCGGGGATACCGCGGGCTTGCTGACTACGAAGGGTGATCTGCTTGGGTACGCCAGCGCGGCCGGGCGCGCGCCGGTTGGCGGCACGAACGGCATGGCGCTTAAGGTGCGTTCCACCGACCCTTTCGGGTGGGCGTGGGAGCCGTTCTACGATGAGGTCACAACGAAGGGGGACCTGCTCGTCGCCACGGCCGCGGATATTATGGCGCGGAAAGGGGCGGGAGCGAACGGGACCGTCGTGGCGGCGGACTCGAATACGAGCGATGGCCTAAAGTACGTGAACGTGGGCCTTCCAAACTTCCGTGGCGTGGTACGTTCGCATCCTGACAGTGACAGCGTCAATACGAAGATTCGCGCCGACCTCGAAATGGTTACAACCAATGATGGGCATTACTATGCTCCGGCACAAGGACTGATCTTCGACAAGTCTGTGACTGGCTCCATCGGCGGGATGCAAGCGGCGGCGGTCAACTCGACATGGAACAAACTCTACTACCTGCGGAAGCGCAGCGATGGGAGCGAAGGGCTGTGGGGGGTGCGGGCGAAGAATTATCTCGCGGATACATCTTTCACGACTGCACGGGACGCTTCGCGCGCCCTGCGACTGTTGACAAGTACGGCGACAGACCGCTTGGCGCAGGGGATTCAGTTCGTTACCGGTGGCAAGCATGAGTTCCTTGACGTAGAACTAGTTCGGGCAGGGTCCGTGTCGGGGAACATCTGGTTCTCGATCCAAGCGGATTCGGCTGGCAATCCCTCCGGGACGCCGCTGGCGACCACCGACAAATATAACGCCTCGCGCATTCCTACGGCGAACACGATCATTCGTATCCCATTCCGCACACCGTTCACCGCTTCGGCTAGTACACAGTACCATCTGGTGATGGAAGGGGACTACGCCAAGAGCGACACCGTGTTCATTTCCTGGCGGGGTGTCGCGGCGGGTGGTTACGCCAACGGCTCTGGAAAACAATACAACGGGAGCGCGTGGTCGGCTGCAACGGGTGTGGGTGACTTCTACTTCGTGGCATACACGACGCAAAACGACACCGCCCTCTCCGCCCCGGCTGGCTACGATCAGTTCGTGCAGATCGGGTGGCTCTATATTGATGAGAACGGGAATATCAAACGGTTCGTAGCACATGACCGACATATATCAACTTCTGGTGCATCGGCGTGGTCGTTGGGGTCGCTTGGCGCTGGTTTAACGTTTGCAGACCTTTCAACATTTTTACCGCCAATTCACCCTCTCGTTTGGTTTACAGCAGGTAACAATTCTGGAGCAAGTAATAATAATGCGGGTCCAATTACTTCAACAGATTTATCTGTGAGTGGAACAGAAGAATTTAACTATGGTGGGGCTGCAACGGGTGCTAGCACTGGCCCTAATCAGACTGGGTTTACCCCGTTTGTTGTTGAATACAACGCAGCTTATTTTGCGAGCACTAACTCCTTCACGGGGCGCATAATGGGGTTCGAGTGGTAACGCCATGACCCTGCGCGAAGCCCGCTGCGCCTTCACCCTCGCCCTCGCGTACCTTATCATCGAAGCCCGCACGCGCGGCTTCGAGGTCGCGCTCGACGAGGCGACAGAGCGCCTGACAGAGAAAGACCCGACGAGCGACCACCGGCTAGGTTCCCTACACCACGACGGCCTCGCTGCCGATCTGCTACTGTACAAGGCCGGCGTGTACTTGGCGAAGACCGAAGACTACCGGCCGCTTGGAGAGTGGTGGGAAGCGTACGGGTTCGCAAATAAGCTACCGCTCGCGTGGGGCGGGCGCTTTAACGACGGCAATCATTTCAGCCTAAGCCGAGGAGGTAAAAAGTGAGCGGTTGGGATGTCTTGCGCGTTGTATTTCCAGAACGCGTCGTCAGCGCAATCATCGTTGCGGGGTCGTTGTTGATCCTCGGCTGGTACGCGAACGTGGTGTGGGCGCAGGTGCACCAGCACTACGAAGAAACGACTGTCCTCGTAGAGGTGAACAAATATATCTGCGCTGGGGTTTACAAGCACGCGGGGATCAAGCCGCCTCCGGTGTGTGAGGTGCCGCAGCCATGATCCGCTATGACTACGATTTTGCCGTCTTCGACGATCCCTCCGCATCCGTTATCAAGGGGCTGGTCAATGCGGACATCCTTGCCAGGAAAAGCTCGCAATGGGAAGCGATGCACATGAACGTCATGCTGCTTCCCGCCGGCCGCATCGTCGTGTGGATTCTGTGGGCGCGGCGGTACGAGGACGGCTCGTAATGGACCCCATAACCGAGGCCATCGCCTTTGGCCGTACCATCGTGGACAAGGTGTGGCCGAACGCGGAGAACAAGGAAGCGCGCGCGCACGATGTTGCCACCCTGCTCGTCACCCGCGACGCCGCTCGGGACGAGCAACAGGCGAAGGTGAACGCCGTAGAGGCCGCCTCGACGGATCGGTTCGTCGCCGGCTGGCGCCCCTTCCTCGGGTGGGTCTGCGGCGGTACGCTGGCCTACGTGTGGATCGTGCGCGACCTGATTGCGTGGCTACTCCTCGTATTTCACGTCAACGTCCCGCCACCGCCACTCGTCATGCAGGATGCTGTCATGGAGTTGACGTTTGGCATCCTGGGTCTCTCCACCCTCCGCACAGTCGAAAAGCTGGGCGCGCTCAGGCTAGGAAAGTAAAGGAAAAGGGGCGCGGGAGGATCACCCCCGGCCCCTTTTGTGTTACAAAACCTCGGTACTTATCTACAACGGACTACATTTTGTAACACTACACCACGTGTAGTCCCGGCTTGTCCGCCGTTGGCGGTGGGTCCTTGGGCACACTCTGCGCCGCAGCGAGCGCCGCGTTACACTCCACCGCGAAGGCGCGGTCCTCGATCAACTCCACTGCCAGTCGCCCGAACACAGCCGCGGCGACGTTCCGCTCCGTCTGCGTCATTACCACGCCCCCCGTGCAACGGGATACCCGGCCCTCTCCAACTCCTCTTGTAGCAGGGCCAGCGCGCGCCACGCCAGCTTCGCACTGTGCCGAACGCCGTCCACGTCCTTCGCACCCCGCTCAAGCAGGTGCCGCGTGATGCAGTCTGCGTGGTCACTTGACTTGCCGCGCGCCCAATGGAGGGGCTGGCCGGGGTTGTGCTGGTCGTTGCCTACGCGAGACACCTCCGACACAGCTACGATAGCCGCGGGGAAGTAGTCCAACACCCCGCTAGTTACCGGGAGGCTCTTCCGGCCGCCGGAAGCCAGCGGGAACAGTGGTTGCCTGTGTTTTCTCTTCACAATGATACCTCCTTGTTAGCTTTTCCACGTTAAGCGCCGCAACCTCCTCCAAGCTGGAGTCCAGATAATCGGCCAGCCTTGCCAAGTACCACAGCACATCGCCTAGTTCGTAGAGAATCAAAGCACGGCACGCAGGCGTCACCACGCCGAAGTGATCCCGTGCCACCTTTTTGACCTCATTCGCCACCTCTCCGGCCTCGCCGGCTAGCCCAAGCGCGAGGTAGTAGATTGGCCCCAACAAGCGGCGCGGACACCGATCTGTCTCTGCCGCAAACCGCTCATAGTCCCGGATTGGTATACTACGAACGGGCGTCATGGTTATCCCTCTCAGGAATAATTTCGCTGTCGTTTGGGGTCTGCGGCTTTCGCAAGTCCTTATAGAGAACGATGTCGTCGCAATGCCCCCCGGCACCCTTGTCCACGTACACGGCGTCTGGCTCCTCGTCGTAGTCCTTGTCTACGAGGTAGAACGTGGGGTGCGCCGCGTGCGTGATCTCGACCTTATCCGGGGCGATCCACTTCGCGGAAAGAATCGTGGAAAGGGCGACGATGTCCGTCTTCCCGTCCGCGTTCGTGTCGTATCGCTCCACGTACAACCCGTTCGGCAACGCGTCCTCAGACAGCAACTTCGCCTGTTTGACGACAAGGTTGTTCGTACAAGCGATAATCTCCTGCGTGTGCGCGTGGGCCGGGGTTGCCCCAACCGGGACACACGTTCTGATCGCCACGACGAGCCCGACCATCACAACCAGCACGAAGATGTCGTCGACGCGGTCTTTCCACCACCGATAATCCGCAAGCGCGAGTAAGAACTTGTTCAAGGCTTTATCCCCCGCACGCGCGCGATGGCGCGTGGATCAGTGACCGGCACAACGAGCCGGCTCGTATCCTCCAATTCACGCGTTTCCAGGAGGGCCATCGCCCTCTCCAGCTTCCCGCGCAGATTGGCGATCTCGGTGCTTTGTGAACGGACCATGCGCCGCAAGTCGTTGTGGCTCATTTTGCCTAGCCGCACCGGCCGGAATCTCCGGGGTGGGCGGCCCTGCCACGGCGGTCCCCCGGGCTTCCAAGTCGGATGCCGCCGGGGCGCTGGTACGCTTGCGACTTCCTCTCCGGCGTTTGCCTCGTTCGGGGGCGGTGCCGGCGCTTCCTTCCGTTCCTCCACTGGAGGCTCCTTTCGGTTTAGGCGGGTAAACACGATCCCACGCGCCTTGAATCACCACTGGAATGTACTTGGATCGGGCCACTGTGATCCCTGCACAGTTGGGTCCCATGACCACATCGTAGGAGAAGTCGTCCTTAAGAGCGACAACGGTGTGACCCTTCGAGATCAACTCCTTGATCTGTGTCGTCTCCAGCAAGGCGGTACAGGTTACTGCGATTCGCAGCGGTTTTGGCGTATGCCCCATGCTACCACTGCGGCACGGCGCAGACGGATTTGAGCACGCTTTACCGCCTTTCGTTGCGCCTTCCCCTTCGGGAGGCTAAAGTTTACAGACCGAGCACCACGCCGGATCGTTGGACGCAGGCTCGCGCCTACGTGCGGGGGTACCGACACCCGCATTTTCTTGTCGAGGGCACAGTAGAAACACGATAGCGGACACGCGTTGACGCGGTGGCGCCGCCACGCGGAGGGCCAGCGAAAGGTCACTCGTCGATCCCCGCAGCTTTCATCAGATCATTCGCCGCGCGGATCATTGCTCGGGCGCCGGTAAGTTTGGCGTTGAATGCGGCGACGGCGTCACGGAGGCATTTGATCTCAGTCGCCATCTCGTCCAACGCTTCCTTGCGGCCCTCTGAACAACCAACCGAACGCCCTTGGGACCACCATGTTACTCCGTCATTATACCCCGCGGTATGCCCATGCCGAAACGCTGCTGCTGTGATAAGCCGCTCCCTTTTATTTCGTGGCTTGAAGCAGGGATCGCCCCCAACGAACCAGTTGGACTCGTTCTTCTCGACGGCCATGCTGTCTTGCCTCCCTTTGGGTTTCGTAGTAGATGTCGAGGTGTCTCCCCACGACTTTTCGTCCCCGATCTTCGACGACCAGAAGACCACGGGTTGGATGTAGGAAAGTCGTCCCGGGGGGAAATATATGCCAGTCCGCCGCGACGATTCCGGGATGCACAGGTTTATTAGTGGCGGTGCGGCCGTCGTCCACCTCGCGGTCACACTGTCGGGAGCGCCCACCGGCCGGACAACTATATCCCGTTGTTGTAACCCGCACGAAGACCGGGTCAGGGCATGCAACCGGACTATGTTGCGCCGGTGCGGGTCCAGGAACGCGGGTAGCTGGCCCGTGTAACCACCCCGCCCCAACTGCGAAGACGAGGACCGCGATGAAAGTAATCCCCGCTTTTTCATCCACGAAACAACCTCCCCTCCGCCACGCACGTATACCCGATAATCGGGATCGGTGTCACATAGGTCCACCCGTTCGGCGCCACATAGGCGAGGCCGAACATTTGCACCCACTTCCTCCGCGCCTTGATCCGGTGCATGTAGTCTACCTTTCGTACATCCCCAAGCCAGCCCAGCGTCAACCCCATGTGGGGCACGCCCTCGGCGTTTCCCTCGATGACGTGCTCAAAGTGGTGGGTGTGGCCTACGACCACGTTATGCTGAAACACGTTGACGGCGTGCTGGGCGCTGCCCGGGCCGCTCTTTCCCACGTCGTGCGTCTGGTACAGCTTCCCCGACCGGGTGTGCTGCTTGTACGGCGTGACCGCCCACCCGTGCTTTGTAAGCTGGAGCAGCGCGTCGATGGACGTAACCCCCTTCAACGCGGGGGCATTGTCCTGCACATACCTTTCCAGCCGTACCTCATGGTTCCCGAACAGGAACTTCCGCCGCGCCCCCACGTGCGGCAGCGTTCCGGCCGGCACCTTCAACTCCAACTCCCGCAGGACGCGACGCCCCTCCGCGGCCTCATGGAGCAGCGTCCCCCGCGCCGCTCGGGCCGGGTCCTTGCTGTGCGAGGAGAGAGCGTAGCAATCCAGGAAATCCCCAAGAATCGTCACCCACGCAACCTGGAGCGCGGAGGCGACCTGCATTACGAGCCGCCATGCCCGCCGGTCCTGGTACGGCACGTGCATGTCCGGCAAGAGTAGGCCACGCAGGAGCGGGGGAGTCGTCACGACGCCTCCGTGATAAGGTACTCGGATGCGCGCCGGTTCACCACGCTGTAAGTAACGACCCCCTCACCGCGCAAGAGACGCAGGATACGGGACGGCGAATCGGGCGCGGTCCCCGGGGCGTGCCGCTGGCAGAACTCAACCAACTCGGCCATGCGGAACGTCCGGCCAACCCTGCCTTTCGCGAACGACCTGATAGGGGCCGACAACCTCTCGCGGACCCGATGCAGATTGGCCGACTGGACCTTCTTCTCTCCCTTGTCCATCGCGACCTCCTTGTAGAAGAATCATGACGCGTCGTACCGTCTCCGCCTGCGCCTGCGCGTCGAAGAGCGCGTGATGCTTTACTTCCGCTTCCGCGTATGGGACGGGCAACCCGGACAGTGTCGTAAAGACCCAATACAGGGTCCGTGTGTCCCGCACGTTACGGAAGTTAAAAGGAGCCGGTATGCCAACCGCGCGGAAAGCCGAGTCCACGATGACCGGGTCGAAGGTGGCGCCGTGTGCCCACACGCAGGCGCTTGTATCTTGCAGCCACCCAGAAAAGTCGTTTAAGACTTCGGCCAGCGGACGGCTAGGCTTGCTCATTTCAGCACGGGCGTCGTTGCTCTGTTCGAGCCACCACTGGATCGTTGAAGCGTCGACGCGCAGCCCAGCCTCCAGGCACGACTTCAACGACACGCGGGCGTAGAAGGGGAGCCGATGCTCGTCCGGGCGTGGGCAATCCGCGATTGGAATAGGAGACAAAGGATCAAAGGCGACGGCCCCAATAGCGAGAATAGCCGCATTCGGCGCTGTGCCCATCGTTTCGATGTCGAGCATTATGTGAGTCATCGCTCCCTCTTTAAGAGTACACCGGCCCCCGCCGGCGCTCCGTGGTGCGGTAGTAGACCAGTTGGATCAGCCATACCGTGTTCAACGTGACCATGACCAGCCCGCCCACGAAGGAGAGCCACTGGTTCAGGTGCGGGTAGTAGTACAAGTTCCAGTACCCCCACGATGTGAAGACGGCCGTGGGTACAAGATGCACCCCGCGCACCGCCTTGTCCCGGTACGCCTGCCGCACGTTGAGCCAGAGCAAGGCGCCGGCGAACAACTCATAGGACCCGTTGAGGGCGTCTTGCCATTCCATCATCGAACCGCCTTGTCCTTGGCCGTGGCTGCGGGGGCAGGAGCATCGCTGGCTTGCTGTGCTGGACCTGGGCATGGGCTTTGATTAGCAGATTGAACGCTCATCCCAAAGAAAATGCCGCCACACACTTTGCAAGTAAGCCGCTTAAATTCATAGCCTGGGC